TAGTACAAACGTTACAAGCATACTAATTAGAGAAGCGTAAATGGCAATCTATAGTAGTGGAAATATATCTTTTTTCACAGTAGCTAGCTATAACTCTAATTCTCTATTTACTATTTTTAGTAATTTAGATGCTCATAATGGTTCAACAGATCTTTTATTTCCTTCATTATTTAAAGTTGAAGGGTTCAATTCTAATACTATATTTACTATCTTTAGTAATCTAGATGCACATAACGGTTCTACAGACCTTCTTACTCCATCAATTATTAAGGTAGAAGGTTTTAATTCAAACTCTGTATTTACAAGCTTCTCTAATAAAAAACGTCAAGAAGAAAGCATTTTTATTATCACTAATGACTCTAGACCTAAATCATCATTTAGCTGGAGATGACGTTTTATAAATATAAAAAAATAGCTATTTAGGTGGAAAATGGTCACAAAAATCTTCGTCTCTCAGATAGACAGCACAAATTCTGATGGTACAACTGCCCAAAACGGATCTTATGTTAAATTAGAAGGTGGAGTCGCCGTCTGGTCTAGCGTCGCAATCTCCGGAGCAACTGGTTTTGTAGGCTCTATAGGTTTTAGAGGCTCTCTAGGATCTTCTGGATATCAAGGTTCTCTTGGAGAGCCTGGCTTTATTGGTCCTCAAGGTATAGATGGGTATCAGGGATCAGCTGGTGATGCAGGTCCTGGATTTAAAGGTTCTAGAGGTGATACTGGTTACGTAGGTTCTTCTGGTATATCAACACCAGGGTATCAAGGATCAGTAGGTAACCCAGGATATCAAGGTTCACAATCATTCGGTGGATTTAGAGGATCAACAGGTTTTAACGGATCTGCTGGAACAGGTTTTGTAGGCTCTCAAGGATTACCAGGTTTTGTTGGATCAGCTGGTGCTGCTGGTTCAGGTATGCCATTTACATACTTGACTGATCTTTCACCTAACACTTATACCGGAAGAGCAAACTACTTAGTAAAAGTAAATAGTGGTGCAACTGGTATTACATTAGTTGATGGTAACTCTTATGTAAGTTATTCTGCACCATCTTCTAATATTACTTTCAATGCTGCTACCGCTAATGCTTATATTAAAGCTGCTAGAACTGCTGGTTACAGTGAATTCATTTATAGAAGTACTTCTGCTGCTACTACTGTAAATATTGGAAGTAGTGGTCTCTATAACTTTGGTTACATACTTCTATCACCAGTATCAGGTAGTATAGTAACAATCACTCTTCCTAATGATGTATTATCTGTTCACGGCAATAACCATTATACTATAGTTCTCTATTTAAAGCAAGATGGTACCGGTAGTAGAACAGTAGATTGGTCAAACCAAACTATTAGATGGGCAGTAGGGGACGGTATTGCAGCAGGTGGTCCTACGCTATCAACTACAGCTAATGCAGTTGATGTGCTATCGTTCAGTACATTTGATGGTGGAGCAACATGGTATGGATTTATTGCAGGTAAAGGATTTGCTAGTTAATGGTATCTTTTACTTCTAGAATACAGAAGAGATCAAGCCCTGATATCCCTAATCCTCCTACTTGCGGACCGTATGCGAACGTTACAGTAACCGGTGCGACATCAGGTGGAGCAGTATATGGAGTAAATCCTTATACTGAGGATTCAGATTTTGCAGTAGCGGCAGTTCATGCAGGGCTACTTTCAGCGGGTCAAACAGGTGAAATAAGAAGAGTAGCAGCTGGCTATCGTAATGATTTTACTGGTAATGCTAATAATAGCGTGACTACATTAGCTTACAATCAAAATAAATGTGGTGTACAGATATCTCTTATTTCTGCAGAACCTCCTCCACCTCCGCCTCCTCCATTTACTGGAATTGCATTACCCGATGGTGCAGTATTATTTGGTTATAACAAAAGATATGACGACGATTTGTACTTAAAAAATACTACAGTTTCTTATTCTGGTTCGTATAAACTTAATAATTTCTTCCGTAAATTTACTGAAGCTATTAGCCCCAATTTACCTAATCCACCATGCCACTTTATTAGAAACTGGTCTACAAATACTAATTGGAATAGAACTTCTCCAACTAATGCTAATACAGTAATAGGTTCTACTCAAGCTACAGCATCATATACACTTTCAGGTGTTACTACACAAGTACCTATTCCTCTCTATGGAAATATATTAGATGGCAACATTGGTGGTACTGATTGGCTTTTTGATTATGATCAATATACTCTTTCTGGAAGACATGGTTATCTAAGTCCGCATCCTATAGGATCTTATGATATGGACCATCCTGCAAGACCGGCTACTGATATACCAAAAATCCTAGGTTTTGCAGCTGGAGATACTGCTCATCCTACAGAAAGATATGCTATTCATAATAGAGCTCATGAAGGGCATAACCATATAGTTACCGGGTTTAGTATATCAGAAGCAGTTACAGGTATACAGTTTGGAAGAGATACCAGCACAGCCTCTTCTACAAGTTTTGTTACTGGAGGGTTAAATCTTCTTCCAGTAATACCTCTTTATAAAGATCCTAAGTTACAAGGTTCATCTACAACTCCTATCACATCACTTCCAAAAGGAGTTTTAGTATTCGGTGAAGATCTTGCAGCTGACTCTTCTATTACTTTATGGACTAGAGATCAATATGACCCTACTGGGGTCCCTACTACTGAAGATTACACTAGACATGATTATGATCATGAAGCTGGTGTGTCAACTAAAGGTGAATCAGCTTCATCAGATAATAGTTTCTCTGGAGATAATCCAAACACCTTTGCAGATGTTCCTCTTTTCTTAACTACAAGAAATACTGATACTGGAGTATTAGCACCTTCATTTTCAAAATTTACGGTTACAGCTATATCCAATAATTCAGGCATTCATAATCATAAAAGTTTAACTACTGCTGCTAAGTCTAATAGAACTAATCAAACAGCAGATGCTTTTGGTGATTCTGGTTTACACAACCATCCAGTAGATTATACAGGTACTATACAAATAAAAAGTAAAGTATTAAATGGATGGATTACTCTTAAGGATGAAACTCCTCTAGCAAACGGTATGATTATAGGATTCTCTCCTCCTGCTCTATACAATTCATCTACAGTAAGTGCATCTGATCTTGCAAAAACTGCTGAAGATTGGTTACCACCATACTGGCATTTTTGTGATGGAACTAACGGAACACCTGACTTAAGAGGTTATGGTGTTTCAGTTAACATGTATGAAAGTGTGTCTAATCATGGTGTTGTGCTTTATTCAACCAATCAAATCAATTTCTCAGAAATACTTACAAGTCCTAGCAGCGGTGAAGTAAATGTATTATTTAATGAACCACCTGGTTTTGTTAACGTACCTAGACAAACACACACCCATGTTATAGGTACTGAAACTGGAATAGGAACACCTATCTCAGTAAAAGGTACTCATGGTACAAATACTGAGAGATGGCATACACATAGATTGAAAGCGGGAACTACATTCGTCGAACCTTTTAATAAACCACCAGGTTCAACATCTACATCAACATCATTTACATATCAGAATATAAGAACAGGGGTAAATTATAATTATAATCCGCCTACTGTTTTTATGGCCTTTATAATGCTCAATAAAGCTGTACCATAAGGAGAAAATTATGATTACTGAAGCAGAACTAAAGAAGGAATGTCCAACTGCAAAACCAGATGTGCTAGCAGCATTAGTTGCTAATCTAGACACGCTTGCAGAGAAATATGAAATTAATACTCCTCTTCGTCTTGCGCATTTCCTTGCACAAACTGCACACGAATCAGGCGGTTTCAGAGCAATTTCTGAAAATTTAAATTATTCTGCTGAAAGTCTTGACAAAGTATTTCCAAAGTACTTTAAAAATGCAGGACGTAATGCTGCAGAATATGCCCGTCAGCCAGAAAAGATTGCAAACGTAGTTTATGCATCTCGTATGGGTAATGGTGATACTGCATCTGGTGATGGTTTCCGTTATCGTGGACGTGGTTTGATCCAGTTAACTGGAAAGAATAACTATGCTGCTATGGCAAAAGATATGGGAATCACTGTAGAAGAAGTAGCCGCTTATCTAGAAACTCCTGAAGGAGCTTGTGAGTCTGCTGGATGGTTCTGGTATAAGAATGGCCTAAATAGTCTTGCCGATAAAGATGATGTCGTGGCTGTTACTAAGAGAATTAATGGTGGAACTATCGGCTTAGAAGATAGAAAGAAACACACCGCGCACTTTAAAGATGTTTTAGGTGCATAATTAATTTTTTAAATAGGCCTATAGGACATGACCGGTATTAATCTTATTGTACAAAAAGACGGAAATTATATTACTTCTGTAACAAGAGGCTCTAGTGCTTTGACTGGCACTGGAGGTACTGGTTATAGAGGTTCTTCCGGATTTTCTGGTTCAAGAGGTGATACCGGTTATGTAGGGTCTGCAAGTTTCGGCGGTTATGTTGGATCTATCGGTGCAGCCGGCTATAGAGGCTCTTCTGGCTTCCAAGGTTCAAGAGGTAACGTAGGTTATCAAGGATCTACAGCAGCTGGAGGGTATGTTGGTTCTTCTGGCTTTACTGGTTCTGCAGGTGCACAAGGAATTTTAGGATTCCAAGGATCAACAGGCAATCAAGGTGCAGTAGGCTATCAGGGATCAGCATCTGTTGGTGGTTATACTGGTTCTATTGGTATCAGAGGTGCTGCAGGTTATACCGGTTCAGCTGGCGCTTCTGGGGCTGGTTTTGTAGGTTCTGTTGGTACAGCAGGTTTTAGAGGATCTATCGGTCTCAGAGGCGCAGATGGATACTATGGTTCTGTTGGTAATACAGGTTCAGTAGGTGCTCAAGGTCCTCTAGGATTTAAAGGATCTACTGGTGATGCAGGTGAAGCTGGACTTCAAGGTGCTACTGGTTATACTGGATCATTAGGTTTTGGAGGATTCATAGGATCAGTAGGAAGTGCTGGTTTTGCTGGTTCAGTTGGATTAAGAGGTCCTTCTGGATATAATGGTTCTACAGGTAGCATAGGTGGTGTAGGTTATCAAGGGTCTATAGGTGATTCCGGGTTTAAAGGTTCCATTGGTAATACTGGCCAGTCAGGTTATCAGGGCTCTATCGGCTCTATAGGTTTCTTAGGATCTGTTGGTTATCTTGGATCAGTTAATATTGGCTACCTCGGTTCAGTAGGATTTGCAGGCTCAACAGGCAATCAAGGACCAACTGGTTATCTCGGTTCAGTAAATATTGGATATCAGGGATCAGCTGGTTTTGATGGATCTGCTGGATTCCAAGGTTCATTTGGCTTCCAGGGTAGTGTAGGTTTCCAAGGATCTGCTGGATTCCAAGGTAGTACAGGATTCCAGGGCAGTGAAGGCTTCCAAGGCTCAGTAGGATTTACTGGATCAATAGGTGGATTAGGCTTCCAAGGTTCATCAGGATTTCAGGGAACAGTTGGTTTCCAAGGAAGCGAAGGGTTCCAGGGTTCAGTGGGTTTCCAAGGTAGCGCTGGCATTGCAGGTGCAGCTCCTGGTTCCAACACTCAAATGCTCTTTAACGACTCTGGTTTAGTAAATGCTACACCAAGAGTAACATTTAGTAAAGATAGTAACACTCTTACTATTAATGCTACTATTAACGCTAATACCTCACCATTTATGGGTGTAGGAAATCTTACCGTTTATGGTAACTTAACAGTACAAGGTACAACAACTACAGTTAATTCTACAACAGTAGATGTAGATGACGCACTACTTAAACTTGCTAAAAACAACGTTGCTGACGTAACAGATATAGGATTTATAGGTGCTTTCCAGAATTCCACAGGTACTTCATACACTGGTATCTTTAGAAATGCTGCTGATAAGAAGTATTATGTTATGGGGGATTATCTTTATGATCCCGTTTCTAATGATATTGATATCGGCGATGGCACATTCCAATTAGGTACTCTAGTAGCTGGTACTCTAAACGGTGTAAATGTACAATTAGGTGGTGACGGTGTAGTAGGTAATACTTACGCACAAGCATTCTTTGTATCTAACAATTATTTAAACAGTGGTGTTTTAGTTTCTAATGCATATGCATCTAACGTATTTACTTCTAACGTATATGCTGCAGCAACCTTTGTTTCAAATAATTACTTCTTAAACAGCAACTACTCAATAAATGGTGTTGTTACATTTAACAATAACACAGTCATTGGAAGCAGTTCAGCTGACGTAACTACAATAAATTCAGTGATTGGTTCTTCTCTAGTACCATCAGCAAACGTAACTTACGATCTTGGTACTACAAATTTAAGATGGAAAGATCTATATCTTTCTGGAACTACTATCAAGCTTGGAGATCAGCAGATCTCAGCTAATGCTACTGCAATAGCGTTTGGTAATATAGATGATATTAGTTCATGGGGTACGTTTATTACAGCTAACGTATCATCAAACAATATCTTTGTTAATGGTGATAGAGTTGCTGGTAACACTTATATGCGAGCGACTGTTGCAGCTGCTAACACATTAGTGTTTAGCACTTTTGCTTCTAATGCATATGCAGAAGGTAACTACGTATCTAATAACTACTTTAGAAATTCAAGCTATGTTCTTGCAGGTAATATTACTCATAATGGTAATGTAGTAGCAAACAATGCTCTTACAGTAGAAGGTGTTCTTACTGCTGATAGCTCTGCAGTTCTTAACGGAAATGTTACTGTAAATGCTTTTGCATCAGTAATAAAACCAAATGCTAACAATACGCAAGATGTAGGTACTGCAAATCTAAGATGGAGCAATATCTATATCGGTTCTAACGTTGTAGTTGGAAGTCAAAATATAACAGCAAATGCAACTGGTATAATTGCTTCTACATTGTATGCAACTAACATAGTTGCTAACGTAATTACAATTAATGGTGATAATGTAGTAGGTAACACTTATCTTACTGGAACTTTTGCATCTAATGCATACAATCAAAGTAACTTTATTAAAAATACTGGTAACGTTGCGTTCACTAGTCAGGTAAGCACATCAAATAACTTTATTAATAAAGCGGGCGTGCCGGTTGGTTATACTTACTTCTTAGATGATATATCTTTCCAATTTGATGGATTTAGAAATTCATTTACATTAACATATAATGATGGGGTAGCTAACGCTAATCCAATATCTCCAAACCAATTAAACATAAATATTGGAAATATCCCAGTTAAACCAGTCAGATATATATTTGACTACTTCAATTTACCAGAGGTTAGCTTGTTTAAATCAGGTTTCATACTGTCCGGCAACAATATTGTGTTTGCTACAGCTCCCAATAGAGGTATGAGCTTCTATGGAACTATGATTAACAACGGTGATGACGCTCCGGTGTTTACAACGAATAAACAAGTACCGTTTTCAGCTTTAAGTATTATGCTAGGATCATAAGGAACTATTTAAATGGCAAGAAGAGTTATTTTAGACACTCAATACACTTTTAACCCTGCTACTAGAACTATTGTTATTCCGAGAATTATTCCTCGTGAAAGAATTCTCCTTATAACAAATACAACTAATAACACGGTTATTTACAATTTTAGTGATCCAGTTCTAGGGTTAACAAGTTATAATCGTACACTTGCTACTGAAAATAACACGAACCCAGTCACTACACTGGTTCTAGCTTATAACACTACTGCAATGAGTGCAACAGACACTCTGCAGATTACTATTGACGAAGTAAACGAAGTATTTACTCCAGAAGAGTCAATGATCGATCCTGTTAGTAAGTTTAGAGTTTCAGAACCACAAGCACTTATCGATACAGACTTCGAATACGGGTTGCAGCCAACTAAGTGGGAAACACTTACTCTTCTTAATAACCGTCCAAGTTTCTTCGTTAACACACAGCAGCCTCTAACAGTTACTAATATTTCTGCTACACAAGGTTTTGCTAACGTACTTGTAACTCTTGCAGCAGGATCAACTCGTCCTGCTAACGGCACACCGGTTCTTATTCAGGATTCTACATTCGGTGCTGGTAACGGACCGTTCCTTGTTGACGTTGACTTTCCACTTACAAACTCATTTCAATACACTGCTAGAGTACCTTACACAGGACCTACTGGATCAATATACAATTCACCACTTTCGTTAGGATTCCAGGGTACATTCTACTCTAACGCTCAAATACAAGCAACATCACTTTCATTCGTAGGTAACACTGTATTCGTAGTAACAACAGTACCACACGGCCTATATCTTGGAAATGGTATCTATGTTGCTAACTCACTATCTCAAAACGTTAACGGTTCTTGGCAGGTAGCAGGTGTTACAAATAGTACTGCATTCCAGTTTGTAGTTAATAGCAACCCAACAGTTGCTCTTTCTGCAGGCACACTTATTTACCCACGTCCAGATGGTGTTTATACTCACAGAGCATGGGATGGTGGTGTAACATTTACAACTGCTACTAACTCTCACACTGCACAAACAATCCGTCAGACAAGAAGATATTTCAGATACCAGTCTGGTAAAGGATTACAGGTAAGTTCAGGTACAGTATTTAAACCTAATATTAACTTAGACGAAGTTGCAGCTTCTGGTAACGTAGTAACAGTAACTACTAAGTTCCCGCATTATCTACAACCTGGTATTGCCATCAACGTATCAGGATCACCAGATCTTGCATATAATGCAAACACCGTGATTGATTCTGTTCTTAACCCATTCCAGTTTACTTATAAAGTGCCTGTAGCACCAGCAAATACTATTTCTAGTGGTGTACCAACACTTTCAGTTCTTAACTGGTATGGTGCTACTGTAAGAGTGGGTATGTTTGACCAACAGAACGGTTTATTCTTTGAATATGATGGTCAGCAGCTCTGGGCAGTGAGAAGAAAGTCTACTGATCAGATAGCTGGTTATGTAAACGTAACCAACGGTTCTGCAACTGTTCAAGGTGCGTTTAACAATACAGTAACTACTAAGTTTACAAAACAATTAGTACCTGGCGATTATGTTGTAATCAAGGGTATGTCTTACAGAGTGATGAGTATTCAATCAGATACTCAGATGGTAATTAACCCTCCTTATAGAGGAAATACACTTTCAGGTGCAGCACAAGCTGTTGTAACTAAAACTGTAGAAATGAGAGTGCCACAAAGTCAGTGGAATATTGATAAGATGGATGGTACTGGTCCTTCTGGAACAGTTCTAGATCTTACTAGAATGCAAATGTTCTATATTGACTATTCATGGTATGGTGCTGGTACAGTAAGATTTGGTTTCCGTGATACAACAGGTAGGGTATATTACTGTCATAGAATGGTTAACTCAAACGTTAACACAGAAGCTTATATGCGTTCAGGTAACCTACCTGCTCGTTATGAAACTACTACATTCTCTCCTATGACTTTAATGACTTCTAATATTACTGCATCAGATACAACAATGTTTGTAGGTAATACTCAGCTATTCCCAAGCACAGGAACATTGTTTATTGAGAATCCAAACTCATATGAGTTTGTTGCTTATAGTGGTAAAACTGCTAATTCATTTACGGGGTTAACTAGAGGTAAGCTAACTTCTCCAGTAGTAGTAAATACTACAGCTAACAGTGCTAACCTTACTACTGGATCATCTGTATCTGGTCTACAGCCAGGGATGATGGTTCACGGTCAGGGTATTCCTAATCAGACATATATCTCATCAATTGGTGTAGGTGGTACAAGTAATATTGTTCTTACCCAAGCTGCAACTGTAACTGCAACTGGTGTATCAATTAACTTTAACCAGATGGGTAGCTTTGCTAACGCACATAACAGCAACCCGCAGAACCCAATTGGTGTATCTTTACATGCTCCAAGTTATTCTCCAGTTATATCTCACTGGGGCACTTCAGTTATGATGGATGGTAGATATGATGACGATAAGTCACTCGTATTTACTTACGGAGAACCTGCACTTACTACAGTCCAACCTGGTAACACAGTTGCTCTATGTTCACTAAGAATATCGCCATCAGTTGATAACGGTATTACAGGTGCTCTTGGACAAAAAGACGTTATTAACAGAATGCAGCTCAAGTTAGTGTCACTTGGTGTTCTTACCCAAGGCCAGTTCTTGATGTCAGTAATTCTAAACGGAACTGTAACTAATACTCATACAGCTGGTGTTGCTACTAACGGTGCATTTGCCAATACATTCGGTTCAGTTGCCCCTGGTACATCAAGTCTTGCACAGATTGCAGATCACATTGGTAATACTCAGATTATTGCTGGTGAATCAGTTATCAGCTTCTACGCTACTAACAGTGCAGGTGCTACTAACTTCTCAACTGAAAGACAGGATCTCACTCAAATTAGAGATCTTGGTAACAGTATTCTAGGTGGAGGTACATCAAACGCAGTTTCCACTGGTGTATATCCAGACGGTCCAGATATTGTTACTGTTACAGCAAGAAATATTGGTACTGTAGCAGCTAACGTTCAGGTTCGTCTATCTTGGACTGAAGCACAGGCATAATATGGCTTTTAATAAAATAGTCCTTGAAACGGACGGTTTACAAGTAGGTGAAAAACAACTAGTAACGTCCGGCGGAGGAGTCTCCGTCGGACAAAATCTAGTCGTTCATGGAAATACTTACCAGGATGGTGTATTTCTAGGTGTAGATAGAGATAACAGAATAGCCAATACCGGATATGCTAGATTAACAAACGGTCTTATAATGCAGTGGGGAACCACTCTTGCAAATAATACGTTTGGAGATGTAGTATTTCCTAGAAGATTTCCTAACTTTGTTTACAGCGTTACCGGGAATATGGTTACCGGTAGTGTTGGTTCATCAAATAACGTAGTTTATCTAGCAGGACCTGCAAATAATACTGTTGCTCAGATAAGAGCCAACTATATGGCTGGTGCAAACAATATTGTATACTGGATGGCTATAGGTTCATAAATATCTAAAAAGGATATTTACCATGGCTACTATTACTACCAGAGATCAATTTAGAGAATATTGCTTAAGAAGACTCGGTAAACCTGTTATAGATATCAACGTAGATGACGACCAGGTTGATGATCGTATAGATGATGCTCTCAAATATTATTGGGATTATCATTTCGACGGCACCTCAAAGGTGTATTATAAGCATCAATTTACAGAACAAGATATAACAAACAAATATATTACTCTTCCGCAAAACATTATAGGAGCAGTAAATATATTTGATCTTGGTGACTATATTGCTACGAATAATATCTTTAATATTAGATATCAAATAGCGCTTAATGATCTCTATACATTGACTTATCAGTCAATGGTTCCATATTATATGGCATTTCAACATTTACAGCTTTTAGAACAGCTTCTTGTTGGTAAACAACCTATCAGATATAATAGAAATACTAACAAGCTTTATGTAGATGTTAACTGGGATAAAGTAACACCTGGTTATTATCTAGTTGTTGAAGCATATGAGGTTGTTGATCCTGTAGAATATCAAGATGTATGGAACGACCGTTGGTTACAGAAATATGCAACTGCATTAATTAAAAAACAGTGGGGAACAAACCTTACTAAGTTTACCGGACTACAATTACCAGGTGGTGTGCAGTTTAATGGTGAAAAAATTTATAATGATGCAACTCAAGAAATAGATGAGATGGAAAAAGAAATGATTCTCAACTATAGCTTGCCAGTCACTGATATGATTGGTTAATAAATGGCAACTAATTTTTACTTCAATAATTTCTATAACTCTAACGAACAGAATCTTATAGAAGAACTTATTATAGAATCTATTAAAATGTACGGACTTGATGTGTCGTACGTTCCAAGAACTATTGTTAGTTATAGTGAGCAATTTAGAGAACAAGAAGTATCAGTTTATAATGAAGCTTTACCAGTTGAAGCTTACATAAAGAACGTTGATGGATTCGAAGGTGAGGGTGAATTCTTAACTAGCTTCGGTGTACAGATTAGAGAACAAATTACTTTCTCTATTGCTTATAGATCATTTGCATCTGAAGTAGGAAGAGTCATTGATAGAATTAGACCTCTTGAAGGTGATTTAATCTGGTTTGGTCCAAGAAATGCTCTCTATACTATTAAATATGTAAATATGAAACCAGTATTTTATCAATTAGGTGCTCTTCAATTCTATGATGTAACTTGTGAGTTATTTGAATACAGCAATGAAGTATTTAATACTGGAGTTGCAGAAATTGACGATCTTTATAATAACTATCTTACTGTTTCAACTGGAACGTTTGATCTTAAGCTTGAAGATGGATCTCAACTTCTTACAGAAGATGGTGATACATTTACAATAGAAGAATATGCTATAGATGAAATAGCTTCTAATGCCCAAAATGATTTCTTTGAAGAAGAAGCCGCACAAGTATTAGACTTTACATATATAGATCCGTTTAGTGAAAATGAAAGGAGAGCATGATGATTGGAGCTTCTCCTTTTTATAACTCTCTTTTTAAAAAATATGTTGCTATCTTTGGCACTCTCTTTAACAATGTAAGAATTGAGAGAGTAGGAGAAGACGGTCAACTTATTCAATCTTTTAAAGTACCTATTGCATATGGACCGAGAGAAAAGTTTCTTGCTCGTCTAATTGATAACCCTACTGGTCTTCCTCCCTATGCTATTACACTTCCTCGAATTGCATTTGAAATAGAGTCTGTAGCGTATGCACCTAATAGAAAATTGCAGACATTAAATAAAGTTCTTTCTAAAAAAGAGGTTAATGGTGTAAACACTTATAAGAAAGCATACAGTCCTGCTCCTTATGATATCGGGTTTAAACTACAAATTTTAACTAAGACTATGGATGATGGTCTAAGAATAGTAGAACAGATATTACCTTATTTTACTCCAGAATGGACAGTATCAGCTCATCTACTTGGTCAAGATTTTGACGAAGTTACTGATATTCCTATAGTTCTTAATCAAGTTAATATTGATGATCAGTACTCTGATGACTTTCTTCAGAGAAAAGTACTAACATTTACTCTTAACTTTACTATGAAGTGCTACTTCTATGGCCCAGTCACTGAAAGTAAAATTATTAAAATTACAGAAGTTAAGATTTATCCAGTAGTAACTAACACAGCAATTGATGTTGTTGATACCGTAATTAGACCTGGACTAACAGTAGACGGGTTACCAACATCAAATCTTGCATTATCTGTTGCTCTTTCACAGATAGATGAAACTGATAATTATGGATTTATTATTAATACCACGGAGAGCTTCGGTGGCGCGTAAAGATTTGATATCTCAATCACTTGGGGTAGAACCAATGAAAGAAACTTCAGGTAAAATTACTCAAGTATTACCTACTTTAAAAGCGCAAAAAAACGATGATTATGAATATGCTCGTCAGAACCTTTATGATATCATAGAAAAAGGTAATGATGCATTAGAACATATTGTCGATATTGCAAAACAATCTGAATCAGCACGCGCATTTGAAGTAGTAACTAATCTTATAAAAACAATGGCAGAAACTAATAAAGATCTTTTAAATTTAGCTAAAACTAAAAAAGACTTAGATAAAGATGAAAGCATACCAGATAAACAAGTAACCAACAATAATCTTTTTGTAGGTTCTTCTGCAGAGCTTTTAAAAATGATTAAAGATAAGAGCAATGAGTGAAATTTATCTAGGTAATAAAAACCTAAAGAATAAAGATGTAAAGTTAGAATTTACTAAAGAGCAGATTCAGGAGTACATTAAGTGCGCTGAAAATGTAGAATACTTTTGTGAAAAATACGTTAAGATTGTATCCGTTGATAGAGGTCTTATACCATTTGTACCTTTTGAATATCAAAAGAAAATGTATAGTACTTTTGATAACAACAGATTTACTATATGTAAAATGCCCCGTCAGGTTGGTAAGACTACTGGAGTTGTTGGTTATCTACTACATAAGATTCTATTTAATGAAAATTATAATATTGCTGTTCTTGCTAACAAACAGGTACAGGCAAGAGAAATTCTATCTCGTATACAACTTGCATACGAATGGTTACCTAAATGGTTACAGCAGGGCATTGTTGAATGGAACAAAGGTAACATAGAATTAGAAAATGGTTCTAAGATACTTGCTTCTGCTACTTCATCATCAGCAGTTCGTGGTCAATCTTACAATCTTGTTTACCTAGACGAGTTTGCGTTCGTTCCAAGAAACGTACAAGATGCCTTCTTCGCATCAGTTTTTCCTACTATTACTTCTGGTGCATCATCTAAACTTCTAATTACTTCTACTCCAAACGGTATGAATCTATTCTATAAGATCTGGATGGATTCTGTAAATGGTAATAATGATTATGCAAGAGTAGATATTCATTGGTCAGATGTTCCGGGAAGAGATGAAGCCTGGAAAGAACTCATGATTAGAACTACTTCAGTTGATCAGTTTAGACAAGAGTTTGAGTGTGAATTCTTGGGTTCATCTAATACACTTATTCATCCAGCTATTCTTTCAAAATTAGTTTATAATAACGCTATTGCAAATAGTGCAGGGGTAAAAATTTATAAACAACCAGTTAAAGGTCATCAGTATTCAATGACTGTTGACGTTTCAGAAGGTTTAGGAATGGATGCGTCAGCGTTTGTAGTTGTTGATATTTCTACTATACCTTATGAAGTAGTAGCTGTTTATTCTGATCCTAATATATCTCAGCTAATGTATCCAACTATTCTATACAACGTAGCACAGTTCTACAATAATGCTTCAGTTCTAATTGAAGTTAACATAGGTTCTCAAGTTGTAAATATATTACAGCAAGATTTAGAATATGAAAATGTTGTTATGACTAAGATGTCTGGAAAGAAAGGAACCCAGATAGGTGGTGATAACAAGTCAAGATTTGGTATAAAAACTACTAAAATTACAAAAAGAATAGGTTGCGCAAACCTTAAATCTCTAGTTGAAAATCACAAATTAATTCTCAACGATTATGACATTATTCATGAATTGTCAACATATGTCGTGGATGGATCTTCATATAATGCAGAAGATGGATATCACGACGATTTAGTTATGTGTTTAGTTCTTTTTGCTTGGATGGTAAGTCAAAATTATTTTAAAGATGTAACCAATACTGATATTAGAAAAAAATTAGCAGATGAGCAAGAAGAATATTTTACTCCTTTTGGTTTTATAGATGATGGAATACCTGAAGAAACTGGTCCAAAGGTAATGTCAGACTCGGAATTCGAGAGATTTCTTCTAAACTAGGAATTTATAAATAACATAATAAAATACCTGAATTTTATATTATAAAAGGAGAAA